CGAGACTGTTACACTCGTTACAAAAGCTGTAGGTGGAGCTGCAAGAGAAACGAAAGAAGCAATTAAGTTTAATGCACCTCTTGGTCATATATCTCAAAACAGAGCTGTTACACCAGATGACTATAAAACAATTATTAAAAACGAATTCGCTGATTTAGAAGCTGTTGCTGTTTGGGGTGGTGAAGATAATCCTATTCCTGATTATGGTAAAGTCTATGTAAGCATTAAACCTTTATCGGCCGAAGTATTAACTGAAGCACAGAAGACAACGATCAAAACAAACATTCTTAAACCTAAAAACGTTGTAAGTATCACTCCAGTCTTAGTTGATCCTGAGTATACATATATTGATTTAGAGGTTTTCTTTAAATTTAATCCTAACAAGGCTACAGTAACTGCAAGCGGTTTAGCTTCATCAATAAGGAGTACACTCATAGCATATAATAACGATGTACTTAAGAGTTTTAACGGAGTCTATAGGGATTCAAACGTTGGTAAAAAGATTGATGATACTAATATTGCTATTATATCTAACATCACTCGTGTGAAGATGCAAAAGAAAATTATACCAGCTCTTGGTACAACAACTAAATATACACTTGCTTTTAATCAGGCACTAACTGATATAGATGCTACTACAGGAACTACGGGTTCTTATTTAACATCAACTGTATTTACATTTGGTGGTGTTGATTGTAGACTTAAAGATTATTATGATAGTTCAAGTGATACACGTATTATTCAAATAGTTGATACAAATAACTTAGTACAAGATGCAAATATTGGTGATGTGAATGAAGAGACTGGAACAGTTACTCTTAACGCATTTAATCCAACTGCATTACCTACTGGGCAAACTACAGTTGATATTACGGTAAAACCTGCATCATCTGATGTATCACCTACAAGGAATGAACTATTAACTATTAATACCTCAACTGCTACAATTACTGGCGAGATAGATACTATGGCAACCGGCGGTACAACTGCTGGTATTGATTACACAACAGTGAGTAACTAATGGCAACACTTGGTAAATATAATATATCATCTTACATAGATGAACTAGTACCTGATCATGTAGAGTCTACATATCCTGATCTAGTCTCTTTTCTTAAGACATATGCATTATATCTAGAGCAATCAAACAAGTCTAGCTTTTATTTAAACTCGATTGATATTCAAAGAGATATTGACCATGTAGAAGAAGCATTACTTACAGAACTACAGAATGAAATTGGTGTTGCAATACCGAGAGACTTTGCTACAAATCCAAGGATGTTCTATAAGAGACTTGTTGAATTCTATAAGTCACGTGGTACACCTGAATCGATCACATCATTCTTCCGTGTTATATTTGACGATGAAGTAGAAACATATTTTCCATTTGTAGATATACTTAATCCATCTGATGGAAAGTGGACAGATCAGACAGTTGATATTATAGCAGATAGAACTAAATTTACACCATCAAATGTATTTACTATATCTGGTACACCAACAATTACACCTGCAAACAATGACGCTGGTAATGCAGCCTTGTTTGATGACCATATTGTATTTGTAAACGATGTATTTAAGACTTCAGGTACAGATTATGTTGAGTCAGTCTATTCAGATACTACTACTAAACACAAATTAACATTTACAAGTGCACTATCAAATGGCGATGTTGTAAGAACATATGCCAAAGGGTTATTTACTAATGCAGATGGTTTCTTATCAGATAAGAAATTTATACAGGACTCTTATTACTACCAGCAGTTCTCATATGTTCTAAAGACTGGTAAGAACGTAGCTGATTGGAAGAATGCATTTACAAGATTAGTTCATCCAGCAGGATTTAAGTTCTTTGGTGAGATTGTTATATTAGTTCAGTTACTTAATCAAGGAAATAACAATGCACAACTTGGTAATCAATTACCTGTTGGTGAAATTGCATACAACATTGGTGCATTCCAAGTTGGACCAGCACAATTTAATAGTCACATATTAGAAAAATCGTATACTCACTTTACAAATGGTAGTTCACAATTTAAGAAGATAGGTATGCAGAACCATTGGGAGAATATGAAGTTTAGATATTTAGGTCCAAACTCAGATTTAGCCCATTGGACAGTTCAAGATAGTATAAATAACAATATAAGTACACAATTCGGAATGGGTGCCGCTAGCGCACTTGTTATAACATAAAAGAGGAAATAAAATGGCAGCAATAATCACAAGTAAATTCAGACTGGATACAACGAATAGTTTCGTAGAAAGTCTTAGTGATAATCAATTCTATATGGCACTGGGACGGCCTAATGCGTGGACAGATGATGCTGTTCCGACAACCCCATATGAAAATGACTACACGTCACACACTTTATGGGAAAATATGTTTGCCATGAAGAGAGTTGATGCTGCGGATATTGTTCATTGTTCTCCAAGAAACCTATGGGTTTCAGGTACTACATATATAGAATATGATGATCAAGATACAAATATAGAAAGCAAAGTATATTTTGTTATTTCAGCAAATAATAATGTTTACATGTGCTTAAAGGCAGGAGCAGGAGCTTCTACCACTAACCCAGATACAACAGGTGTTCAAACATCTGGTGTTATCAATCATAGTGGATCAGATGGTTATATATGGAAATACATGTATACAGTCCCAACAGCTGATGTAACTAAATTCTTAACAACATCATTTATACCAGTAAGACATATTAAAGAAACTCCAGCAGGTGGCGCAGATAGTGCATTGACTAATCAATTTAGTGTACAAACAAATGCAGTCGATGGAGCAATCTATAATATAAAGGTCACAACTGCAGGAAGTGGATATACTTCAGCACCTACGGTAACGATTACAGGTAATGGATCAAGTGCTGCGGCTGTAGCTACGGTAAGTAGTGGAGCAATCACAGGTATTACAACAACAGGTTCAGGTGGTAGTTATAATGTTGGTTCAGGATATACTCACGCAGTTGTCACAATATCTGGTGGCGGTGGTACAGGTGGTGTAGCAAGAGCAGTCATCGGCCCAGTCGGTGGATTTGGTGCAGATCCTACTAATGATCTTCGCTCACACTATGTAACTATTAATACAGTGTTTACTGGTGATGAATCAGGTGCAATTCCAGATTCAAATGACTTTAGACAAATAGCAGTTGTTAAAAACCCTATTGAGAAAGCAACTGAGAGTGCAACGATCTCAGCTACTGGCTCAATGGTTGTAGGTAACTTCTATAAGATATTAACAAAAGGTAATACTACAGATGCTAACTTTGTAACAGCAGGTTCAACGAGTGGTAATCCAGTTGTTGGTGAAATATTCAAAGCTTTAGTTACTACAATTACTGGTTCAAGTACAGCTACAATCGCTCAAGTAGCAGAAGCAAGTGCATACAATACATGTAAGAGTGTAACGATACCTGCTTCATTGGCATCTACATATGTTGCTGACTTCGCATTTGAAGGCCATACTAGTGGCACGGTTGGTGCTAAAGGTATAGTTGTAGAATATAATAACACAAGCGGTGTATTACATTATATACAAAACGAAACTACTGGGTTCGGTACATTTACTACTTCGCATTTGACGAGAGCAACTGGTTCATCAGGTGCTGGTAATCAAATCTCAGCGGTAGCTGCACCTCTTATTAACCATCATCAAGGTGATGTTATGTTTGTAGAGAATAGAACAGCAACTACACGAGCAGCAGGACAAGTAGAAACAATAAGATTAATAATAGCATTTTAAATAGGATAGAATAATGGCAATTTCATTTAACGTATCACCATACTATGACGACTTCGAAACCGCAGGAGCGGATGGACTAAGTCCAAAAGAAAAATACCAAAGAGTATTATTTCGTCCAGGTAAAGCGATACAAGCAAGAGAATTAACTCAGTTACAAACATCATTACAACATCAAATATCATCGCAAGGTGATCATATGTTTAAAGATGGTTCTGTAGTTGTTCCTGGTGCAGTTCACTTACATAATAAAATTGACTATGTTAAATTAGATTCTGTTCACGCTAATAATGATACAGTTGCTGAATTAGTTGGTACTGAATTTACTGATGGTACTAATATAGCAAAGGTTATTCACGCAGCCTTAGCGACTGGTTCTGATCCTATTACACTTTGGGTGCAATATATTTCAGGTACAGTATTTGCAGATAACGCATCGCTAACAGCAACAGGTAGTAAGTCAG